AACAATAACAGGAGCTTCCTTCAAAGGTATGAACATAGATTCTGTCATGAAGTGGTCTTCTACTTTGGTTATTTGTCCCATATTCAAAGGGTTCTCTGGGTCTCTCAATACGTCATCAGCAACTAAAGCACCATTGACATGCATTCCTCGTTTGAAAGAAAACAAACCACCATGCATAATTTCCATAGGTTGGTTGTTCTTATAAAATCTAGCTGAAAAATCAGCGTGCGGGTTTCTGTTTATAAGTAATTCTGGGATAATAGGATTTCGTGTAATAGTTTTGTTTATCTCCGCTATGTGATATTTAGCCATACCATCACTATAAGATAAATAAAGTATAGACATATCTCTAGGAGCTTTTAATAATCTCCACACACTAAATGCGTGTCCTAATATCGTAGATTTAAAGTGCCCACGAGGTAATATACCTACGTAGTTTAAACCTGTTTCTAAGCATTCTTCAATATCTTCTGCTAATAAAGATACATGCCATGCTTTAAAATACTCTGGGTTATCATATGACTGTGCCCATATGTTTTCAATAAACTCTCTAAAGGAACCAACATCTTGTCTCTTTTTTTCTTCTAAACCCTTAGATAAAGCTTTAAATGCATCTTGAATATTTACTACTTCTTTGGCCACAATTAAGAGTCCTCATGTAGCATATAGACACTTTTTAATTTTGTAGATATTCTTTGTAAAGTATCTGCATCACTTATTTCGTCAATCAAAACAGCCATTATGTCATTTACAAAATTCATGTTTACCATACCTTGCATAACATCACGCTGCCCTTTTATAGCTATATCAGCGGCTCTAGTTGCATCTAAAGCTCTATCAAAAGATAAACCCTTTAATTCAGCAGAGGCTTTGATAGCCATATTGGTGTATTGACCCATTTGTTCTTCTTGGATTTCTGAGTAATCTTTAGCTTTTTTCTTAGCTACCGTGGTTTGACTATCAACGTATTCTTGAATTTTTTGCTCCCCCCATTTTTCTTTTCGTGCCCACATGTAAATAGTAGGAGGAGAAACAACGTGCTCTTCTGTAGAAATCTTATCTGCTATTTGTTTGGCTGATAAATTTCCCTCAAGAAACAAATCCATAGCTCTTAGCTTAATTTCATTTGGAAACTGTTTAGGCATAATTAGTCTTTATAATCGTCATATATACTGTTATCATCCATCATTCCATACCCAGCATCAGATACATGTTGGGAATCTATATTACCCCCTAATGGACTTCCATCTGAGTTTAGGAATTGAGAAAAGTCCCAATATCCTGTTTTATCTGTGTGAGCTGTGTAACAACTAGGTACTTTTATTTTTGAACCGTGTGGTAATTTTATCTCATTGAATTGCATCCCTATCTCACCTCTAGTACATATCCCAGCCCAAATGTGTTCTTGTTCTGCAATTGGAGTGTAGTTTGTTCTTTTTAGTAGACTCCCGGTAGTTCTTTGTAAGTTTTTTACTTCTTGGTTACTAGCACACTTGGAAAACTTACACCAAACAACAGCACCGTATTCTTTTTTTACATCTTCTATAGTTGGAAGCTTTTTAGGAAATTTATCTTTATATTCCCTTTTAACACTTTCCCTCTTCCCAGGAAAGAACATTTGAAAACCTCTAACTACTTTAGTTAATCCACCACCTAACATTCTACTAACCTCCTCTTATTCCATAACGCTATGCAAACAGCATCAGCGTAATCTTGTTCTGGGAATTTATCTCCCCACTTTTCTATTGCGTATTTCATTATATCGTCTTTTTTAGCTTGACCATTTCCTAAACACACTTTCTTCCAGGTCGCTTGATGCACAAACTCTGTTCGTATATCAGCGGTTGCAAGTAAAGCCCAAACTGCACCAACTACTCTAGCAGTTATGGTATATGCCCTACTATTTCTAACTGGTATTGCATTCTCTAAAGAAGCTTTATAGCCTTTTAATGATTGTACATCATTATTAAAATTAGTAATAAGCTCAGGAAATCTTTCCTCAAACTTTGCTTTTTTATTACAGTCCCACTTTAACAACTCTACTAACTTTTCTTCTTCATCAATAATAGCTGCATGTATAGCGAAACTTGACGTATCAAACCCTATGTAATGCTTCATAGTTCATTATACTAATTTTTTTTAATTCGCTTGCGTTCTAAGAGTAACTATTCTACTAACTGTACTATAGAAGGTGTCATATGCTTTTAACAAACCTAACTCTCGTTTCAAAATAGCTTCCAACTCTATAATTTCTTTACTTAGCTCCGCCAACTCATTGTTATCAGCCATAATTTGACCTCTAATTTCTTCTTTAGTTGGCTTCCTACCACCTCTATGCATACTTACTATCTTGTGAGATTGTATGCTATACAAGTCATCAAAAGAGGCTTTTAATACACTTACCTTAGATTCTATTTGGGTAGTCTTAATTTCTAGATATGCTTTATATCCTCCATATATAGCCAAAAAATCTTCTATCTCTTTATTGTCATAATGAGTTAGTTTAGAAAAATCTAAATCTTCTCTTTCTTTTAAATCTATATTTATACGTGGTAAATTCAAACTACCAATAAAATTATCTACCTTTTTTATAGAGCTAGATATGCTTTCATTAGGACTCATCTTCAACACCTTTCACCTTTTTACATACACAATACCAAGCTCCAGTGCATTTATCAGGTGCTATTGTCATTGCTTGAATATCAAAACATCGTTTTAAAATATCTGCCCAGGCTTCTTCATCACGTTCAATCAAAAAAGCTTTTAGATGTTGGTCGTCTTTACATTCATATAAAACAGTGCCATGGTCATAACCAGACATGTTTAAATACATTTGAAGTTGAGTGAAGTGCTCTGGCTTCGCTGCAGAAAGTTGGGTGAACCCAAACTTATTAATTGACTTCAACTCTACAGGCAACTCTCCATACTCTAGGTGCTTTATCAAAAAGTCCATTCTTCCTGAAATAGGAGGAAGCTCTTGCTTTAAAGAAATTTCTCTATCTATAAGAATATTTAAATCTGTAAGCCACAAAGCAACACGGTCTTCTAAAAAGTTTCCGTTCTGAAATATTCTTTTTATTCTAGCTTCTAATATTTGCTCCGGGATTTTAGCATTATAATAAAGCCACAAATACCTGTCACAAGGGTTACCTAAAGCCGAAGGATGAAACACACCACCTCGTGGAGGGTTATCAACTTCTGTTAAATGTTCATCTATTATCTTAGTAAGCCATTTATCTCTAGGAGCTTTTCTCTTTTGGTTTATTTCGGCTATTTGTTTAATTCCTGCCATAACGCCTTTTGTATTGTTGGTTTTGTTTTTTCTTTGATATGGATTACAACATCAATGTTATATTTATCCATCAAAACTTTATCCCTAACTTTATCTCTTTTAGATAAGTGTCCATAAACCCCATCTGCTTCTATAGCGGTGTTTATCTCTTCTATATAAAAGTCTACCTTATATGGCGGAAAAAATTCTTGTTGTGTATATCTAAAGCCAATTTCACTTAGATATTCTGCTATTATTATTTCTTGTTGTGTATTACTCGTTGGTGGTAGGGTCATTTTTAATTTGTTCTACTAATTCTTCATTTTCTTTTATTGCGTCCTTCAAGGAAGTCATCCCTTGAACTCTAATGTCACCAAAAGAATACCAAGAACCTGTTTTCTTTATTACCCCTTTATCTATTGCCTCTCTAATGTAAGTCTCTAAGACATCTATGCCACCCTCTACTGTAAATGGAACTGTAGTATTTGCCCAACTATCTCCACCTACTTTAGTTTTATCCATTTCAATTTTCATTTCAAAACCTGTTCGAACTTTATCACCCTTAACTGTTTCTTCTATCCAAGGGCCTCTTCGTACATTTAGAATTAAATGCGAAAAGAATGTTTGCCCATGTCCACCTGGTGTAGTGTTAGGTGCATATATACTAGCTAGGTTTTCCCTTAATTGATTGATAGCTACAAACGCAGACCCGTGTTTCAAATAAGCCATTAT